GCACAGGAGGAGGCCGGACACAAACTGCGTTTCCAGACCGTTTTAGATTACCTGTCCAAGGGCGTTTAGACGCCTGGTGTCAATTGTAAGTTGAAATGGCGAATGAGACCTTCGAGCGGGAATGGCCGGAGTTAGCCGTGAAATAGCGAATTAACGGGGGCAATAAGGGCTATTTAACGAGTAATTAAAGGATAAAATTAGTCGGCTATTCGCCACTTTAAGAGTATGCGTTTTTGAGCTAAAAACGAGGGTGGTCAAAAAAGGAACGTGCGCGAATATGAAGACGATGGAATAATCTTGCGCAAAAATCTAAAAAGCAGAGGTTTTTTGAAGATTTTTATTATGGGACTATTGGAGTTCTATGGTCCCGGTTTTCGGGATACCGTCCAACGCCTCTTTGACGTAATGTTGGTCGTTAGCGGCCTTGGAAAGTTCATTTTGAATTAGCATTATGGTTGTTTTCAAAAAAACGATATGCGCCTTTTGGTCTTCGGATTTATTGGGATTTTCTTCATCTACCCTCAATTCACTATCAATCGCATCTCTTTTGTCTAACAAATGAGCAATCTGCGAAGATATGTATTTAGCAACCAATTCGAGAAGCGTCTGATTCTCCTCTTTCCAATCCTCGACTACGTGCGAAGGATTGCCTGTTATAAGCTCGTGGAGGTCTATTCGTATATCAGTGCGTCGGCTTAACCGGGCGAGCTTCCGAAGCGTTTCTAAAGTTGGTTCACTTTCGGCGTTTTCAAATTTGGATATTTGAGTATTTGCGGAAAACCCTAAAATTTTAGCCAAATCTCTTTGACTTAACTTTAGGGATTCTCGGAGGTTACGAAAGCGGGCTGAAAATTCTTGTCTATTTGTTATATTTTCTTTGATTTTGTTTGACATTGATTAAAGACAGCTATATATTGAGCCGATATGAACTCTATGGGTAATCATACAAAGCTCGTTCCAGTTCAAGTTACAAACAGAGAAGCAGTGGCTCTCATAAAAGAACGTGCGCGACGCGAAAGGCGTTCATTTGCAAGCGCGGCCTCTGTCACGATTATCGAATCGCTTGGAAAAAAAACTCCATCTGACCCCGCGTTTTTAAGCCAAGTTGTCTGCAAGGATACCGGCAACGAGGCCGGTTTGTCAAGCGGGAAAAGAGGTTCGTAGATGAAGGAAAATGTGAATTTGTTTTGGCCAGACGGCCCGGCAAGAAGAGAGCGGATAGAGTTTTTCGAGATTTGTGCAAGACACGGAGATTTGCCCCCCGTAATAGCCGAGCAGATAATTAAGCGGTTACGAGAAACGGAGAATATTGATAGAGGTTGCGAGTGTACCCCTTCAATGGAAGATTTTTGCCAAATTAGAGATATAAAAATTGGCTTTTTCGAGCACAGCTGCCGGATTATTTTTTCATGTAATAAATGTGCGAACACATGGGAGCCAATTGCTATTACGGACAAACATAAAATGACGGATTTTATATGGGACGAAGATTTTTCTGTATGCCCTAACGGTTGCAATGCCCTGGAAGAAACTCAATGAAGTATTCGGCAGCACAGCAAGCGGGAAAAATGATGCACAGTAAGCAAACAAAGTCGCTTAGGCGGACTTGTAAAAAACACCGGATATTGCCAGCCGGATTGACGAGTTTTCAGTGCGAGAATTGTAAAATAATCTGGACGCCAAAACTGACGCCAGGTGGTCGGCTGCCGAAGGGATTTTGGCATTGTCCGAAAAATTGTAATTCGGAACAAGTGGCGGCGAAAACTGATAACAGTGGCGGCGAAAATTTTTAGAAAGGGGGCGATTATGGTATCGACGGCAGAAATAAAAGAGTTAATTGGGCTGGCAGGCGATGACGCAAGGTTTGTTGAGAGGGGCGTAAGTTTCGGCAGAGAACTGCATCGGGAGGTCTATAAGCATATTTTTATTATCGTCAAACTCGATAAGTCCCTCGAATTTCTTAGCGAGGATATTAAAAGGGAGCTTGCTGAATTTCTCCATAACTGGGGCCAGTGGTATGCAAAGGATTTGATATCGGAGCAGCCAAAGACGCTTGAAGAGAGCCAGGCCTGTGTTGCGGAGGACGTGGCAAAGCAGATTGAAAAAACGCTGTCCGATTACTTGCCTGAGTGCCAGGGCGAAGTCGTAGAGAAATTGGCCGCGAATTTGCCTAAACGGCTGAAACGTGATGAACTGGAAGAATTAAGAGATTCCGCTTTCGTGGACTTTAATAGTGCGGTTATTGCGTCCGGGTGGTGCGTAGAGGCCCAATTGGTGCTTTTGCGAAGGTTGAAGGCAAATTTCGGGAAGATGATTCAAAATTTAAATGCCGGTAAAGCATCACACGCAAAAACTGAGCAAGGGAGTTGATATGGATTTTGCAGATATTGTTAGTCAGACAAAAACCGGCGAGCGTGATTACATTGCTCGGCTCAGCACAAAGGGGACGGAGTTTATAGAAACTCCGTCCCTTTTTGTTAAGTCGATTGACGAGGCAAAAAGGCAAATCGAGGCCGTCGTTTCGGACGCGAGTATAGACCGAGAAGGGGAAATCATTTTGCCGAGTGCCTTCCGCGAAATGCTCGGTATCTATCTCGCAAATCCAGTGGTCATAAGCGCGCATCAGCATCGCCTTGAAACAGGACATTCAAGTGTTGTGGGTCAGACGGTTAAGGCGTGGATTGATAATGCCGGATTGCACGTCACTATCTGGTTTGCCGAAACAGAGTTGGGTAATGAGATGTGGTATTTATACAGCAAAAAATTTCAGCGGGCATTCAGCGTTGGGTTTATCCCGCTGGAGTGGAAGGACGAAGCCGTTGAGGGCAGGACGGTCCGAACGTTCACAAAGGTCGAGCTGCTCGAAATCTCCTGTGTTCCTGTCCCCGCAAACCGTAACGCCCTCAGCAAATCGAAACAACGTAAGGCAGATTTTATCGCCGCCAAAATCGCAGATCGGCAGCTCGCCAATGCAGGTGATGATTTCGAGGCGGAATTAGCGGCCTTTGATTTCGAGGCGGTCGGGTTAACGAGACCGACAGAGGAAGGCGGATTTGAATTAGACGGCGATTTGGGCATATCCGAGAAATCAATCGAGGAAGATAACGAGCCGGATTATGGCAGGATTGCAAGCAAGCAATCCTCTTCGGATTTTTACAACGAATAAAGGTTTTTACTATGTGTGAAATGCGTGGACCATATACCGTGGGCAAGCCGCGTGCTGCGGGGCGTTGCTGCGCATTTTATTCGCGGTCCATAGGTGTTTTACCGTGTCGTTTACGGGCGGGGAATTTACCACGAATTCCCCGCGTTTTTTCGTGGGAGTGGTGATATTTTAAGAATGAAAGGCAAAAATTATGCCTCCAAATTTTGCGACAGTTGAAAAAGTAAAGGAAGGTTTTACGGCAGTGAGCAGCCGGATGGACGAAACCGAGAAGCAAATAACGCTCGCGATTCAGGAGCTGCATAAGTCCTTTGGTGACTTAGCTCAGCAGCTTAAACTTTATGGCCGCTCGATTCGGAGCGGAAGCGAGCGAGCTGGCGAGTATCAGGGTTTCTGGCGTGACGAGGCAATGGCCAAAAGTTTCGGATTGATTGTTCTCAGCGTTCTCAGAAAAGACAACAAAAGCATGGGGACTGCCGACAATCCGAGCGGCGGTTATCTGACTCAAAGCGAAATGGCGGGCTGGGTGATACAGATGCTCGGCCAGTATGGCAAATTCCGCCGCAACGCCCTGGTTGTCCCGATGGGTGCGGGCAAGCTGAGCGTCCCCCGCATTACAACCGACCTGACAATTTATTGTCCGGAAGAAGGCGGGGACATTGACGATTCCGACCTTAAAGCGGATTTGGTAACGCTGCTTGCCAAAAAGCTCGCCTGTTTTGTAGCCGTCAATCGGGAATTAGAGGAGGACGCTGTTGTCGGCTTGGCCGAAATCGTCGGCATGAGCATCGTCCGTAGTCTTGCAAAAAAAGAGGACGAAATTGGCTTCATGGGCGATGCGACTCAGGATTATTTCGGCATGACTGGTATCGTCGGCGCTTTGCTTAAAATCGCTGCGGACCCGGCCAATATTCCCGGCCTGGTTGTAGGCACGGGCAATGCTTACAGCGAGCTTACGCTCAACGACTTCCGCCAGGTTGTAGGTATCCTGCCGACCGACGCGGACGATGCGGCAAAGTGGTTTATGTCGAAGAAGTTTTACTACAATGTCGTGTACCGCTTAGCCGAGGCCGCCGGCGTTGCCAGTATCTTCGAGATTCTCTCGAATCAAAAGGGCCGGTTCCTGTTGGGCTATCCGGTGGAGTTTATCCACTGTATGCCCAGCACGGCAGCCAATTCGCAGATTTGTGCGATTCTCGGCGACCTAAAACTCGGTGCTTATCTCGGCGAGCGCAGAGAGGTGGAAATTGCCCGCTCGGAGGATGCACTATTCCAGAAAGACCAGGTTTGTCTTCGCGGCACAGAAAGAATAGACATCAATGCACACGGCGTCGGGAGCACAACTGAGCCGGGTTCTATCGTCGCTTTGATTACAAAGGGCAGTTAGACGTGTTTCCGAGGTGATTAGAAGCTCTTTGAACAGTAAATAACAGGCGTTTGAAACGTTTTTAAAGTCCTGTAGTTTTGGAGTTACGAATATGATTGAAGTGCAAAATCAAAAGCGGGTGGTATTACTCCCCCCGCAAGTCAAAAACAACGGTGCTTTTGTGGGTAACGGTTACGTTGACGTATCGGGCTGGGGACACCTTCGCGTTGAAATGATTGTCGGGACCAGCAATGTTATCATTGGTTCGACCGATACATCACACGCGCCAAAACTCGAAGCCGATGATGCTGTTGGCTTCGGCTCAGTCGCAGACGTGGAAGGCGCTGCGCTTGCTGCCGTAATTGGCGCAGACGATAGCAATAAGGTCTTTGCTATTGACGTGGACCTGCGAAAGTCCCACAAGCGGTTTTACCGCGTGAATGCGCCGACGGCAGGAAATGTCACGGGTGCGAATTTGTGCATCATCGCAACGTTGTCGGACCCGCAAATCAGTCCGAGTAACGCGGCGGAACAAGGCCTGGAAGAGTTGGTCCAGGCGTAGTATGTCGCAATAAATCAGGGCGGGTTCGGTACAACAAATCAGGACCCGCCCTGATAGAGTTTTGAGACAAACGACGAGCTAAAATGATTGAGATAAGCGAACAAAAAACAGCCGATTGCAATGCGGCCTTATCCGAAATCGCGGCGGACAAACGAGAGGACGCACAGAATCGCGTCGGCATTGTTCTCGAATTTGAAAAGTTTTCGGGCGGCGTTGTGCGGGAAAACGGGACGCGGATGGAGGCAATTGCGGTGTATTGCCAACAGCATAATATAAAGCCGAGAACGCTGCAAAGGTGGATTGCCAGGTATCGAGATGAAGGATGGACGGGGCTTGTCGATACGCGGGGCCGGGGCAGCGGTGACAACGGCTCTATCAGTGATGAGGCGCTCGAGCAGTTCAAGTCGATGTGGCTTGACCCTCGGCAGCCATCGGTAGTTATGTGCTTGCGGAATATCAGTTACGAAAATCGCAGACAAAAAAAGGGCTGGACGATACCGAATTTGCGGACAATGTATAATATCATAAGCAGGCGAATTCCGTATCCTTCGCAGGTTTTACATCGGGAGGGTTTTGCTGCCTATGAGGCAAAATGCGCTCCGTATATCCAGGCGGACCCGGACAGCGTAGAGCCGGGCCAGATATGGGTAGGGGACCATCACCAGTTTAATTGCTGGATACGCCACAACGGGCAATGGGTAAGGCCGTGGGTTACGGCCTGGGAGGATATGCGGTCCAGGACAATCACGGGATTTTATATCTCGCTGTCACCGAATCAGACAACCATAATGCTTGCGATGAAAAAAGGCGTCAAGGCATACGGTCCGCCTGATTCAGTCAAAATCGACAATGGCAAAGATTATGACAGCGAAATGTGGACTGGCACGACAAAGGCCGAGCGAAAATCTACTCCAAAAGCTCTGCGAAAAGGGTACATTGACGAGCGAAATATGGCCGGTCTTTACGGAATGATGGATATAAAAGTTTCTTTTTCGATACCGTATCACCCACAGAGCAAGCTGATTGAGCGATTTTTTGATACAGTGGATTGCCAGTTTACAAAGACAATCGCTACTTATTGCGGCAAGGATTCGGAGCGAAAACCGGAGGGCTTGAACGATATGCTTGCGAGCCAAAAGGTTATCGCTAAAGCGATTGATTTGGAAGGGTTTGTAAAACTATTCGGTCAATATGTCGAGGTCTATAACAACAGCTCGCACAGCGGCGTGGGGATGGATGGACGAAGCCCGTTGCAAGTTCTTGCGACGCGGACTTCAAAGCGGATAATTCTGGATGACGTTTTAGATTTGCTGATGATGGTTTGGAGTAAGGAGTTGATAGTTAGCAAAAACGGCGTTCTACTCAAAGGCGTTCATTTTGGCCAATACAATCAAGACGTTATGGCTTGCCAGGGCAAGACGGTCCGCCTGGCTTATGACCCGGCTGACTTGCGGCGAGTTTATGTCTATGACGCGATTACGCGAAAACTCATCACGGAGGCCGAGCAAAATCAATTCATAAATTACGGCTCTGCTATCAGTGAAACGCATGTCCGAAACGCGCAGCAGCAAAAGACAAGAGCAGCTAAACTAATGCGAGGGTACAAAGATTCATCATTGATTGCGAATACAGATTTGACCACGCAGGCGATTAAGGCAATGCAGAGCGAGCAGATAAGCAGCAGTGAGCAGACAAATCAAACATTACGGCCCGTGCAAACACCGCTGGACGGGCAGGTAGTGGCTCATAAGCAGCTCAGGGCGAGAACAAAATTAACAGCCAGGCCGAAGGAATATATCATAGATGATATGGACTTCTCGCTGTTGAAGCCGCCCGAATTGCCAAAACTCGATTTATGGGAAGGACAAGAACCGTGGGAGTGCCACGAAAAAATACACGGTAAGAGGGGGGCGAAAAGTGCATAACGACGAAATTGAAAAAGGGTTAGAGCGGGAAGCGCAGGTCATACAGCATCGCCTGCCCGAAAACGTCACGGCAGCCGGGGCACGCGAAATAGCCGAATCACTGACGGCTTTTATGGACCGTCACGGGCTTAGTCAAGCTCAGGTTGCCAAAGCCCTGGCTTATAGCAGCTCGACAATCAGCAAATTTATTGCGGGGACATATACAGGGAATCTGCAAGAGCTTGCGAATAAGATAATCAATTTTATGAACGCGGTTGCCCGCAGGGACGAGAAGCGGCGGCCTTTTGTCCAAACAACGGTTGCGCGTAAAATCGGCGCTTTGATTACGCAGGCGGATGCTTTCAGCGCGGAGGAAGGGAAAATTGCCCTCATAATCGGGGACAGCGGTCACGGCAAAAGCGTCTGTCTAAAGCAGTATAGCGAGGCCAACAAAAACACAATATACATCCAGCTCGACCAGGCAATGCGTTCTTCTCTGATATTTTCGGAGATTGCCAGGGCGGTGGGCATTGAGACATTCAGTTGGCTGAGCAGAATTTCGCACGCGGTTATTCGTAAATTGCGGGAGCGGCACGTCATAGTCATACTCGATGAAGCATCGTCTTTGAAAGTGCCACAGCTGGATTTATTACGACAGATAATCACTGTCAAATCCCATTGTCCTTTGATTCTCGCGGGCAACAGCGACCTGCTAAAGACCATTATGGGGCCGACGGTAAAAAAGGGATACGCGGCGCTCGACCAATTTCGCAGCCGTCTTATGGCGGTCCTTAACCTGGACGAGCTGGCAATCGACGATAACGACGGATTGTATTCGGCGAAGGAAATTCGACGGCTCTACGAATACGGCGGAATCAGGTTGCTCGATTGCGCTGTCTCGACGCTCAAACGGATTTGTATGACGCCTGGCACGGGGCGATTGCGGACCTGCTCGCATATAATCACGGCCCTGCATACGTCGAACGTTGTGACCGGCAAGGGCTTTATTGACGGCTCGTTAATCGTCGCTGTTATTGAGCAGTTGGATTTGCCGATGCGTTCGCTTTTGCCGATTGCCACAATGGAATCGGCAGCAGGCGAAGACACAGAACAAACGTTTGTTAAGACGGCTTAAAAGGGCAGTCAATAACCGTTTTTAAGGGCAATAAACAATGGCTAACGAATACAAAATCAGGTTAGAGGTTCGCAGCTCCTCCAGCGAATTCGGGGCGGATAGCGTGGCGGAGTTGCATTATCTTTTCTCGACGGAGTTATTTCGCCTGGACCTGCTTACGTCGCAAGCGAATACGCCGAGCAAATCGACGCAGGATTCAAACGAGACAGCGGCCCAGAGATTGATTGAGGCATATCACACCAAGTTCAACAAAACGAACAATCGCCATACCACACCGATTTTTCGAGCAGGAAAAGAGATTGACCTTGCCAATTGTTACCTGGCAAGAATGACCGTCGATGAAACTATTAAATGGTTAAAAAAACACAGGAGCTTTAAGACAAGTGGGTCGGCTGTCGGGCGTTATTTTCGGGACTTTGCACAGTTGCCCATAGCCGTAAAAGTAGCTTAAAATGTTCACCGTTGCCGTCTGAAACCGTCAAGCGGCGACGGAAATTTTCTGCGCAAAGGGTTCTCGCCACTTTGTTTGCACGCGGCGCCACTTTAACTTACCAACTGTCAACCGCAATATGAAATGGCCGTAAACTCCTTTTTGCGGGAATGGCCGAAGTTAGACGGGAAAAAGCGAGTTTACGGGGGCAATAATAAGGGTTTAATGGTAATATAAGGGGCAAAATAAAACCTTCTAATAGTGGCTGAAAACAGCAAACGTGTCCGATAACGAAAAGCGAGATATTGAGCAAAAAAAGAGTGTGGGCAAAAAATCTGCAAAAAATCCGAAAAAATCCTCACTTTTTTAAAGATTTTATTATAGGACGGTCAATACTCGATACGAACACCGCCGAGGCGGTCGATTGCCTGCTTTAGATGGTCCTTAATTCGGTCAAGCTCGTTCTGTTTGTCGCGTTTTTCCTCGTTCCAACTTTCCAAGTGGAAGTGCTCGTCCGCAGTTATTGTATCACCCTTGGCTTTTTTGGCGTCAAGGTCCATTATCATTTTGTTAAGGTCAGCTATTCGACCCTTTAAGCGGTCAATCCATTGTCCGCCGTCAGCGCTATACATACGGAATAATTCGCCATAGCTTTCCCGCCAGGCCTCGCCGTCTGGTGACGGTTTGCCGGTGATAAGCCAATGAAGGTTGGTATTGAAAAAAGAAGCGATTTTTTGAAGGGTTTTAAGGTCCGGGGGGCTTTTACCTGTTTCTAAATTTGATACCGAACTGCTGCGTTTGAATCCTAATTTCTGGGCCAAATCAACTTGACCCAGACCCGCTTTTTCTCGTAAAAAACGTAATCGCTCACCAAAGCCAGTATCACCTGAAAAAATTTGTTTTTTAGGCATAAATTGTTATTGACAAGCACAACTTGTGTCGATACATATACTGCTATGGTTATGAACGACAAAGCGATTCGTATCGTCAACCGCGAAGCCATCCGGCTCGCAAAGCTCAGAGCGCAACGAGAAGGCAGAAGCGCAGCCAACGCAGCGAGCGTCACCATCATCGAGGCGCTCGGCAAAAAACCAGGCGGCAAAAATACTCCACCCGACCCCGCGTTTTTAGACCAAGTTGTCTGTAAGGATAACGGCAGCGGGGCCGGTTTGTCAAACGAAAAAGGAGGTCCATAGTATGGGAAAAACAGGCAAAAAAACAATTTGGTGTAAGTCCTGGAATTATGCGAAGAAAAGAGGGCCGGGGCCAATGTGCCAGGTGAGCATAAAAGTAAACGAACAGAATCCAGAATTGTTTCAATTCCCAGAAGTATTAGTAGGCGATTTATTGCGCGTGAGTCGGAAATGTCAGGAAGCTTACGGACCAAACGGAAGTTGTTATAAGACAAATCCAGAGGGCTGTATCAAAATAAACCCTGCAAAAAAAGTTAGGCCACGGATAAGGCCAGGCGCATAACAATCAAGAAAATAAATGAAGTATGAACCGAAACAGCAAGCGGAAAAAGTGGCTCGGCTGCACAACGTTGAGCCGTTAGACCGGGGACGATTCAAGTGCCGTGTTGGTCATATCTGGAGGCCGAAAAAGTCACCGGACGGAAGGCGTTTCCGTTTTTGGTATAAGTGCCCGAAGTGCGATTCGGGACAAGCGGTGTCGGTAACTGATAATTCGGATGGTAGTACTTTTTAAGGGGACGGCGTATGGAGACGGTGGAAATAAAAGATTTGGTGGGGCTGACTGAAGACGATGAGCGATTTGTTAAGCAGACAAAAGAGTTGTTCCACGAGCTGCGAAGGTCCGTGTATCAGAAGGTCTGCGCAATCTGCGAGATAGATAAGGCCGCTGAAGTTTTGTGCGAAGACGATAAGCGGACATTACAAGAGCTGCGCGAAAAATGGGCTGATTGGCATGCATTTGATTTGACACTGGATGACCCGAAAACGCTTAACGAATACCAGCCAGGGGTTGCTGAGGACCTGGTAAACAAACTCGAAGGGCTGTTGGGTCAATTTCTTCCTGCCTGCCAGTCGGAAGTTTTGGAGAAGCTGGCTGAGCGGCTGCCGAAACGGTTAGCCGACGAAGAGCTGGAGCAACTGCGGGATGCTGCCGGTGATGAGGTCGTAAATGCGGTCATGGCAAACATTTCAGACGTAAGATTACAAGTGGTGATGCTTCGCCGGTTACGTGAGGCGGTATTGAAGGTTGCCGAGCTTGCCAGGAAGTCACCACACGCAAAAACCGAGTAAGGGAGTCAATTTTTAAGGTGAACAACTAATGGTTGTCAAAGAATCCAGCCCCGAACCCGCGAGTATAGACCTCGAAAAACGGCAAATAACTTTTTTGGCAAGCTCGCCGGAACGAGACCGGGACGGGGATATAATTGAGCCAGCCAGTTTTGAGAATAGCTTAAAAACCTACATGACTAACCCAGTCATATTGAGCCAGCATCAAAGCCGTTTAAGCGATGGAAATTCCAGCGTCGTTGGAAGAGCCGTCAAGGTCTGGACCGATGCAAAGGGCCTCTGGGTCACAGTGCAATTTGCCGATACAACCCTGGCTTCCACGTATTGGGAATTATATAGCCAGGGCTATCAACGGGCCGTGAGTGTCGGATTTTTATTAAAAAAATGGCGGGATGATATTGATAAAAAGACGGGCGAGAGAATACAAGTTTTTACCGAATGTGAATTGCTCGAAATATCGCTTGTGGCAATACCTTCAAATAGGGCCGCTTTGTCAAGGTCGAAGGCGAACAAGCTGGCGTTTGTCCAGGGGAAACGTGAGGACCACGAGCGAGAAAAATTCCTTGCCGAAGCTCGGCAGCAGGACCCGGAATTCGACGCAAAATGCGAAGAATTCGCGGATACTATAATGACGTATGAATTCGGGCTAAGCGAAATGCCCGACAAGAAGGAAATTAATTACGCGGACTTGGTGCGCCGATGATATTGAATTTTCCAAATGACTTTTGTGGCGGCCTGTATCGAGCTGATTGTTCACTGGATTCCGTGCTCTACGGACAATCTGGCCTCAGACCGTGCGCGGCACAAAAAGTAAGTACCTTTCTCAAAGCGTGGCCGGGGTATGTAGGCAGCCCCGGCCTATTATTGCCTATTAACTACTTTTTAATGAGGTCTTAAAATGGCTTTTGCAACACAAGAGAAAGTCGCTGAGCTTGCTACGGCATTCGGTGACGAAATCGAAGATACGAAACACGACATCAAAGAATTGAACACCGGACTCGTCGAGACGGTAAAGTCACTCGGCGACCTTCAGGGGCAAATTAAATTGATTCGTCACGGTGGTATGAATCGCCCGCTGAGTGAGGACAAAACCCGCGTCTGGCCGAGTGACGAAATGGCGAAGAGTTTCATGAAAGAAGTGTTTATTCCCGCCGTGCGAGGTAAAGCGCTAACCGAGACCGGCGAAGGTGGTGTTGCAGTACCTGCAGAAATGACACCTTATATAATCCAGAGGCAAAACGAATACGGCGTAATTCGCCAGGAGGTCAATCGCATCCCGATGGGCAGTTCATCCATCGAAATCCCCATAGAAACAGACGACTATCCAGTCACTTGCCCTGGCGAGGGTGGTGAAATTGACGAGGGGAATATGGGGCTTAGGCTGATTACTATAACTCCCAAAAAGTTAGCTTGTCACGGTGTCGTTAGTTCCGAATTTGAGGAAGACGCGATAGTTTCTGTCGCTGAGCTTGCCGGGAGGAATATGGCGAGGTCTTTAGCAAAAGCTGAAGACCTGATTGGCTTCCTGGGTGACGGAACAAGCACCTATTACGGTATGCAGGGAATTTGTGGCGCTCTGCGAGCGGTGGACGCGACAATAGGCAATATCAAGTCGCTCGTTGTCGGCAGCGGCAACGTTTACAGCGAATTAACGCTGGCGGACTTCCGCAAGGTGTGCGGACAATTGCCCGCGTCTGCGGAGGCAAACGCGAAGTGGTACGTAAGTAAGAATTTTTTCTGGAACGTAATGCTGGCGTTAATGTGGGCAGAGACGACCGGCAATCCGACCATCGGGACGCCTGAATTTTTCCAACAGGGACCGACGAAATACTACCTCGGCTACCCCGTCGTATATACGCAGGCAATGCCGAAGGCCCAGGCTAACAGCCAGATTTGCGCATTGTTGGCTGATTTGCGGCTCGGCGCGCTTTTGGGCGAAAGGCGGACGCTAAATCTTGCGAGGAGCGAACATGTTTATTTCAAGAGCGATAAAATCGCATTCAGAGCGACAGAACGAATTGCTGTCAATGCCTTTGGTGTCGGCGATACCACAGATGCAGGCCCGATTTGCGGCCTGATTACGGCAGCGTCCTAACCGGCGAATGTGAAACGTGTCACAAAGCCAGGGCGGGATTTATGCTTTTTACCTGCCCTGGCAGAATTTTAGAGCAAATATGTCCAAAGATATAAACATACACGTTAAAACCCAGGGCACCGAGCAGGCCAAGCAAGAACTCAATCAGGTCGCCCAGGCAACCGAGGGAATGGGAGCGAAGACCTCGCGGGCTGCTGGGTGGATTAAAGAGGCGTTTACGGCCCTCGTTGGTCCGCTCGGCATTGCCGCTGTTGTGGCGCTTGTTGTGGCCGGTATTAGTAAAATAATTGCGGCCTTCGATGATATGAGGCGTGCATCCGCTGAGGCCGTGCAGGAGCTTGCCAATCAGCAGCGGGCCGCCGCGAGTTTCTTCGAGGCGGTTAATGCTTATACCAGTCCCCAGCGCAAGGCCGCAATGGCTCAGGCCCGTCACCTTCAAATGACAACCGGCATACCTTACGCAGACGCAATGAGAGTCCTTGAATCGCAACAGCGCACTTTCGGAGAAATCAATCCTCAATCGTCCGAGCAATTCGCCGCTTATAGTAAATTGCACGCCGGTCCGCAAACAGGTGATTTGATTAGCTGGATGGGTGAATCTGGAATCAAAACGCCTGAGCAGCAGGGCAAGATTATGCGGATGATTGCGGCGGTCTCGGAACACAACAATCTAAAAGACGAAGAAATCATAACGGCGTTAAAAACTCAGGGTGAGCGATTCAGGTATCTCGGCTGGACGCCTGAGCAGACAATCGAAAATCTCGGCAAAGTGCTTGTTCCTAACCAGGGCACGAGAGGAATACAACAGCTTTTTGGAGCGATTGAAAAATTCACTCCTGACGAAGCCCTCAAGATGCACGCCCCTCCACAGGTCGCGGCATCAGAGCAGGCCCGCTGGAATTTTTTGAAAAATAAGGCCGCCGTGATGTCGCCGGAAAAGCGCAGCGAATTCCTCAATTCGATATTCGGCACCGCTGCACCGACAATCAACAAGCTGCTTTTCGAGCCGACTTCACCCGACTTACAGCGGGCAATCTCGTATGCCGCAACACCACAGGCAGCCGAGGAAGACGCGGCAAATTTTAGGAAATACCAGCAAACGGCAGAGGCACGCGGCGAGAGAGCTGGAGCAGTAAAAGGTTTTTTGAACTTAACGACAAGGCCAAAAGCAGAAATAGATGCAGAGTATCGAAGTTATGGCGAATCATACCTTGAATGGCTGAGCGTCAATGACAGGAAATTATATGAGAGTATCAAATTTGCCCTGCCCGAAGAAAAGGAAAAACAGGCCGCTGCGAAGGCGTTATTTTTGAAGACCGAACGCGAGTTTACCCCTCCAGGCCAAGAACCCCTTAAATGGGAAGACCTTAATCCCGAACAGCGACTTTCCGAAATCAGGCGGGGGGCTGAAGAGTTGAGTATGCAGAACATTACCAACAACGATTTTCACACCGAGCATAACATCAATTATTATCCAACGACCGGGGACAGATTAACAGGTCCGAGAGCTGACAGAGATTTCAAATGATTACGGCAAACGAACAAAAAACAGCCGATTGCAATGCGGCCTTATCCGAAATACCTGCTGACAAGCGAGAGGACGCATTAAAGCGAGTCGGCATTGTCCTGGAATTCGAGAAGTTTTCCGGCGGCGTTGTGCGAACGGGTGGAACGCGGTCGGAGGCCCTGGCGGCTTATTCGATGCAGCATAAAATTCCGGTGAGAACGCTGACACGGTGGATTGCAAAATATAGGGACAACGGCATAATCGGCTTAGTCGATACGCGGGGACGGAGCGGCGGTTTTGCAGAGCCGATAAGCGAAGAGGCATTCGAGTATTTCAAGAAAATGTGGCTGACTGAGCAGCGGCTTTCTGTTATTCAGTGCTGGCATTATATCCAATACATAAATCGTTCGGAAAACAAGGGCTGGACGATTCCCGGTGAGCGGACGATGTACGATTTGGTTGACAAAAGAATTCCGTTGCCTACGCAGTGTTTTCATCGGGAGGGGAAGGCCGCTTATGATGCTAAGTACGCTCCCTACATTCAGACAAATCCCGACAGCATCGAGCCGGGCCAGATATGGGTTGGGGACCATCATCAATTCAATTGCTGGATACGGCACGGCGGGCAATGGATAAGACCGTGGCTGACGGCGTGGGAAGACAAACGCAGTCGGGTAATCGTTGGCTGGCATATATCGCCGTCGCCTAATCAAACAACGATTATGCTCGCTATGAAAAAAGGTATCAAGGAGTTTGGCCCGCCTGATTCAGTCCACATCGACAACGGCAGGGATTACGATTCTGAAATGTGGACCGGCACAACAAAGGAAAAGCGAAAAAAAACCCTGCCAAAAGGTTACATTGACGAATGCGGAATGGTCGGCCTTTATTCAATGATGGACGTGAAAGTTTCTTTTGCGATACCGTATCACGCGCAAAGCAAATCGATTGAGCGATTATTCAGCACTATAGATTGCCAGTTCACAAACACAATTCCGACATATTGCGGAAAAGATTCAAAGCGCAAGCCGGAAAAATTAAACGATTTACTCAAAAACCAAAAAAGTATCGACATCGCTTTTGACTTGGACGGTTTTACTAAGCTGTTCGGTCGATACGCTGAGGTCTATAATAATAATTCACACAGCGGAGTCGGCATGGACGGTAGAACGCCGATGCAAGTCCTGGCGACAAGGGCTTCCAAGCGAATAATTCTGGACGATGTTTTAGAGCTGCTGATGCGAGTATGGAGTCCTGAGTTGAAGGTCAGCAAAAACGGCGTGAGAATCAAAGGGGTTTATTTTGGTCAATACAATACTGAACTTAGCAACTATAAGGGTAAAATGGTCCGCCTGAGCTATGACCCGGACGATTTGCGGAAGGTTTATGTCTATGACGCGATTACGCGAAACCTCATCACGGCAGCAGAGCAAAATCAATTCGTAAATTACGGCGAAGCTATCAGCGAAACGCACTTGCGAAACGCAACACAGGAAAAGACGCGTGCTGTTAAAGCGGTGAGGGAATTTCGGAATTCGTCGATGGTTGCCAATATGGCCCTGACGGATATAGCAATCAGGGGAAAGGAAAAAGAACAGGTCCGCAACGACGAAGAGCAGGCAAATAAAACATTACGGCCCGCGCTGACACCGCTGGACGGACAGGTAGCAGCTCATAAGCAGCTCAGGGCAAGGGCGAAATTAACAGCCAAGACGAAGGGATACGAACTTGATATGGATTTGTCGTTATTGAGGCCAAAGAAAATTTTGCCGACTTTGGAATTTGATTTTAGCAAATTGAGGAGGGCGGAAGGTGCATAACGACGAAATCAAAAAGGGAAAGCGGCCTTTTGTTCAAACAGCCATTGCCTGGAAAATCGGTTCATTGATTACGCAGACGGACGCTTTCAGCGCAGAGGAAGGGAAAATCGCCCTCATAATCGGAGACAGCGGGCACGGCAAAAGCGTTTGCCTGAAACAATACAGCGAGGCCAACAAGAACACAATTTATATTCAGCTCGACCAGGCAATGCGTTCTTCATTGATATTTTCGGAGATTGCCAGGGCGGTTGGTGTCGATACGTTTGGTTGGTTAAGTAGAATATCAGCCTCGGTTATTCGTAAATTAAAAGAGAGGCATCTTATAGTCATACTCGATGAAGCATCGTCTTTGAAAGTGCCGCAGTTGGATTTGTTGCGGCAGATAATCACCGTCAAGGCACACTGTCCCCTGATTCTCGCGGGCAACAGTGACCTTCTAAAAACCGTTATGGGGCCGGCAGTAAAAAAGGGATACGCGGCGCTCGACCAATTTCGCAGTCGCCTTATGGCGGTACTCAACCTGGACGCGCTGGCAATCGACGAGAACGATGGATTATATACTGCAAAGGAAATTCGACGGCTCTATGAATATGGCGGAATCAGGTTAACCAATAGCGGAGTAGCTACCTTAAAACGGATTTGTATGACGCCAGGGACGGGGCGATTGCGGACCTGCTCGCATATAATCACGGCCCTGCATACGTCGAACGTCGTGACAAGCAAGGGCTTTATTGATAGCTCGTTAATCGTCGCTGTTATTGAGCAATTAGACCTGCCGATGCGTTCGCTTTTGCCGATTGCCACAATGGAATCGGCGGCAGACGAAGATGCAGAACAAACGCTTATTAAGGCAGGTTAAAAGGGCAGTTAATAACCGTTTTTAGGAGCAGTAAACAATGGCTAACGAATACGAAATCAGGTTGAAGGTTCGCGGCACAACCAGCGAATTCGGGGCGGATAGCGTGACTGAGCTTTTGCTGCTTATGGCAGAAGAGCTTTTTCGGATGGACCTGCTTACTTCGCCAGCGAATGTAAAAAACAACGTCGATGCAGCCGCGAAAAAACTGATTGAGGAGTATTACCAGCATTTTGTGAACGCGAACAATAACCGCTCGCGTTCGCCGATTGCCTGTGCCGGTTTAGAGGTAGATTTGGCCAGTTGTTATCTTGCAAGAATGACTACCGATGAGGTAGTTAATTGGCTAAAAAGGGAAAGGAATTTTAAGACGAGCCAAACCGCTGTCGGGCGTTACTGGACGAGATTTGCCCAGTTGCCGACAGCCGCCAGAAGAGCTTAAAACAACCACCGTTGCCGACTGAAACCGTTAATCGGCAGCGGTTTTTGTCTGCGCACGGCCTTTCGGCCACATTTCTGCACGCGGGGCCACTTTAAGTTGCGGACTACACCTGGCTATTAAATTTTTTGCAATTCGTGAAAATCCCCCGTTGACATAGTAGCACTATCCATATATTATTATGCGCAGATATGCCGTTACCGGAATGAAAGGAGTTGGTTATGGCAGTAGAAATGAA